AAGAACTTGAAAGAATTATGGGTAGAGAAGTATCGTCCAAAAACCGTTGATGGATATGTATTTAGAGATGACGCACAACGAAATCAAGTCAAAACATGGATCAAAGATAAAACTATTCCGCATTTGCTTTTTAGTGGCAATGCTGGGATTGGTAAAACTACTCTTGCTAAACTACTTTTTAACGAGCTCGATGTAAATCCATTAGACATATTAGAAATCAATGCAAGCCGCACAAACTCAGTAGATGATGTGCGAGATAAGATTGTTGCGTTTGTGCAAATGATTCCATTTGGAGATTTTAAAGTTGTATTGCTTGACGAGGCAGACTATCTGACACCTAATGCGCAAGCCGCACTACGTGGTGTTATGGAAGAATATCATACTACTGCTAGGTTTATACTTACTTGTAACTATCCTAACCGTATTATTCCGGCTATTCACAGCAGGTGCCAAGGTTTTCATATTGCAAAAGTTGATCAGACAGAATTTACAGCTAGAGTAGCAGAGATCCTTATCACAGAAGGTGTTACCCCAGACTTGGATACACTTGACACTTATGTAAAAGCAACATATCCAGATTTACGTAAGTGTATTAACATGGTGCAAATGAATTCAACTGACGGTGTATTACTTGCGCCACAAGAAGGTGACACAGGTGAAAGCGACTGGAAACTGGAAATGGTAGAACTGTTCAAAGCAGGCAAGATTCACGATGCACGTAAACTGTTGTGTGGCACTGTGCGAGCAGAAGAAATGGAAGAAATATATCGTTGGTTGTATGACAACATTGAACTGTTCGGAGACGACGAAAAACAAAATCAAGCTATTTTATACATCAAGCAAGGGTTGGTAGATCATACATTGGTTGTAGATCCAGAGATTAACTTAGCAGCAACGTTGATTAGGTTAGCGTCTTTATGACAATACTATACTTTTCAGATGGAAAAGATTTATATCAGATAACTCAACAGTTTGTAATACGCAGTGTTTTACCTTTAAAAGATCCTGCGCAAAATATAAGTAACAATGCAGCAGTTTTTTATAAAGAAAAACTGAAATATCCTTTTGTACTCAGTCTTAATATTCCAGACGCAGAACCACAAAAACAAAAACTGATTGAGTTATTGAGAGAAAAAATATCTACAGAACTAATATGGTTATTATTTGAGCCTGCAAAGTTCAATGGTAGGAGAGGATTTTGGGATGATAATTCTATTTGTACTGATTTGCAATTTATACACGATACAAAACTAAAAGTAAAACGTATTTTAATAGGAGATAATGGATTAGAAAAAAACTATGAAAATGTGAAATCATTTGATCCTTATGTTTTTTATGAGTTACAAAATAATAGCGATAATCCAAACAAACAAAACTTGAATAATATAGACTACAGTTGTGTATTTTCTTGCTTTAATAAAAAGTTTAAAACACATCGTTATTATATTGTAGATCATTTGTTAAAACACCATAAAGAAATAAGTGTTACAACACTAGTAGAACCAAAACCTCACCCTCCTCATAAGGTATATGAAATATTTGGTAAAAATGCAAATGATATAATCATGCCAGCGGTTAAATCATTAGATCCATATCGTAAAAAATATATGATTAATATTATTACTGAAACAAACTATTTTACACCCTATCAAAACTTCAGCGAAAAAACTATAGACACTATAAGATATAGAACTCCTTTTTTGTTAGTAGCACCTCCTAATACTTTAGCTTTTTTAAAATCGCTTGGATTCAAAACATTTGATAAGTATTGGGATGAAACATATGATAAAGAAAAAGATCATGTTAAAAGATTACAAATGTTGACAAAAACTATAGACAAAATAGCAAAAATGTCATACAATAATCGTAAGAGTATGTATATTGATATGCAAGACATACTAATACATAACTTCGAAAATCTTAACACACTAAAACATAAACTTGAGTTACAACTGAAAGACTTAGAAAATGACCTATATAGTTAATGATGCCTGTATTAAATGTAAGCATATGGATTGTGTAGAAGTTTGTCCTGTTGACTGCTTTTACGAAGGCGAAAACATGTTGGTAATCAAACCAAATGAATGTATTGATTGTGGTGTTTGCGAACCAGAATGTCCTGCTGATGCTATTTTAGCAGATACAACAGACGAGGGTGCAAAATGGGTAGACTTTAATGATAAGTATGCTAGTATTTGGCCCAACATCACTATTATGCGTGAAGAAGACGTTCCTGAGGATGCGGAACAATGGCACGGTGTCCAAGGCAAGATGCAATATTTTAGCGAAGCGCCAGGAAAGGGAGATTAAATGTTTAGCAAACAATGTAAAGCACACTTAGATGAAGTTGGTTTAGGACCTATTGCACATATGCTTAGAGCATGGAAAATAGGATTTACGTTCCTGTTGCTATTTCCTGTAATGATTATTCATGGAATTGCTCCAAGATTTTTCACCACCACAGCCACAGACTACATGTCTAAGTTAATGAATATTAAAAAAAATGAACAAAAACAAAGAGCTAATAAATGACATAGTACGTATTAGCGTATTAGAAGAAGAAATAGCGTATTACAAAACGCTTTTACAACCACACGACACAGGACATATTCATACAACGATAAGTTTCTTGAGTCAAAGACTATCTAATATCAAAGGAGAATTAGCGGGATGGCCGTTCGATTAGTAAGTTACACAAAAGCAACAGAAGAATTTGTAAAAGAAGGCATAAACAACGATGATTTGTTGGATTTGGTTGCATTTTGTGCTAGGGTAAGTAATCCTGCCAATCAAATGAATAGTGAAACAAGTGAAAAACTTGTAAAGTATTTGATCAAACACGCACACTGGTCACCACTGGAAATGGTAAACGTGTGTATGGAGATTGACACTACACGTGATATTGCACATCAGATTGTGCGTCACCGTAGTTTTGCGTTCCAAGAATTCAGTCAGCGTTATGCTAATCCACAAGAAATGGGCGACATGTTTGTTAAGCGTGAAGCACGTTTACAAGACAATAAAAATAGACAAAATAGTATTGAGACAGATGACGAACGTCTACAAATGATGTGGGATAGCAAGCAAGGAGAAGTTATTAGAGCAGCACAAGATGCCTATAACTGGGCTATTGAAAATGGTATTGCTAAAGAACAAGCTAGAGCAGTATTGCCAGAAGGTAATACAAAAACTCGACTGTACATGAACGGTACATTGCGCAGTTGGATTCACTACATCGAATTGAGAGGTGCAAATGGAACACAAAAAGAACACATGGAGATCGCTTGGGAGTGTGCTAAGGTCATCGCAGAGATATTTCCTCTCGCAGCGGAACTCAATGCCTCCTAGTATTGAAATAGATGTAGAATGGAAAGAACGCTACGCATGGTGGCCTGTGCGTAGTAGTTGGAGTAAAAACCCCATATGGTTAAAAAAATACTGGCAGGGCGATATCTATTACGATGCAATGGGTCGCCCACCAATAAAGGAAAACTCTTGGAGACTCATTTATACAGAAAATGAGTATTTAATGTATCTGTTGCGTCAACAGAAAGAATCAGACTATCAAACGCCTATATTTAAAAGTGTGCGAGGGCGCACTAGCCCCCGCCATGGGTATTAAGCATCGCCGTAAACTTTTAAAACTTCTGATACAACTTCGTGTCTTTCAATATCACGATGACCAAAATAGACTGTAGAAATACGGCTAGTTTCACTTTCTCCAAGTTGTCTAGTAAAATCTATTAGTCCGTTGTCTTTTAATCTATCTGCTTGTGCTAGATCACCTGTTACAACCATTTTACTTCCGTTACCAATGCGTGTTAACAGCATCTTCATTTGATTAGGTGTAGCATTTTGCATTTCATCTGCAATGATATATGCATTTTTAAATGTACGCCCTCGCATATATGCTAATGGCGATATTTCTATCACACCTTCTTGTATCATGCTTTCGATTTCGTTTGAATAAAAATATTCTCTAAACACGTCAAATATTGGTCTAGTCCAAGGTGCCATTTTATCTTCTAATGTACCTGGTAGAAATCCAAGATCTTCGTCTGCACTTACTGCTGGTCTAGTAACAATGATTTTTTCTACTTCACCAGATAGAAACTTTTTTACAGCCACTTGGCATGCTAACAGCGTTTTACCAGTTCCTGCTGGTCCAATACCAAAGACTATGTCTTTACCCGGATCAGTCAGATTTAAGATGTAAGTTTCTTGGCTTCTATTACGTGGAAGTATTTCGACAGATCTTGTCTTTTTAGGAAGGAAAGTTTTTATGTTTACTACATTTGTAGCGTATGATTTAATATGTGCTTGCCTTTTGGCTTTAGCTTTACCCATTAAGTCCTCCTTTGAATGGAAAGCAGGGTGAGTATTTCCTTTGCAGGAAACTCCTTCCCTGCAAATATATTTAGCCATTTACTCTAACTGATAAATAAGTATGTAATAAAAAGCGAGAAAAAAATGTCACACATTTTAGATGAACTAGATGTCATTAAAAACATTGAAAGCATTTACGAAAGTAATAGTGGATTTAATGTTTTAAAAGACTTTGAAAGAGTTCTTGACGAACTAGATTTGTATGTATACAAGAACTGGCAAGATGGGGAACTTGCTGAAGGACCTATTATTGATCGTCATTGGGTTACTGCTAAGTTTTTCTGGCCAAGAGAAAAAATGCCTGATCCTATGGGTGGTAAACGTTTATTAGACTACGATTGTAAACTTGGGTATTTGAAAGCAAATCTTATCAAACCAAGAAAAATATTGGAACCTGGCGATATTCGTCCTGGTACTAAAAAAGGCAAACTTGATAAGCATCCTATTTGGATTGTAGAAATCCGTATGCCTAAAAAACTACTGGCTGACATGTTCGGAGCAGAGTTAGAAAATCTAGATGTTGACAATCCAAGTGATGCCTCTCAAGAACCAATGGCACAAGCACCTGTAGAAGATCAAGTGGTGCCCGGTGCTGATGCAGCAGGAGAGGAAGTATAATGAGTTTAAATGAAAAAGATTTACGTGATTTAGTTCTTCCAGTATTTGAAATCGATAGCTATCAAAGTAAAATGGGAAATGACGAAAATATTGTGGTATTGAGTTTTACTGTCCTTGAAAAAGCAGCAGCTGATGATTTGGTTTCTTTTATAGAAGGCGGTTACAGTAGTGTGCTTGATGCTACAGCGACTACTGGAGAGCAAAGTGACGGATATTATAGAGTATATGTAGAAATGGAACGTGAAGAAACTGTGCCTACAAGTATTATGGAACTTATGGATGGAGTTCAAAAACTAGTAGGAGAAAACTTCCAGTATAGATACTACAAAAGTTTTGATACAAATGATTTAAGTGAAGAATCGTTATCAAAAAACATTCCATTGAATCCTGAAAAATATGAAAAACTAGTTAGCGAGGAACGAGCTAATCATCTACACAACTTTTTTAGCAGAAGTTACCTAGAAGAATCATATTTTACAAATGATTCAGTTGTGTTAAAAAAAGCATACGCTGATCCAATAGCGTTAAAGATAAAAGATTTTGGTCAAACCAAAGCAGTGTTAGAAACTATCAAGGATAAGATAAATGTAGATGCTTACCCTGAAATAATGTTTTTAACTAAATACCTTGGAGACTACAATATTACAAAGTTTGGTAAAAATACACTTACTTTTGAAAACAAAGGTCATATGCTTGTAGTCCATAGATAATAGGATTAGAAATGGCAAAAGAAGATTTTGAATTTGATTTTGAGCCTTGGATGGCTGAAGAACTTATCCACAGAGATGATTGGGAAGAATGGTATGAAGCAATGTGCGAAATTCTTCCACTATGGGATATTAACACTATTCCAAGAGTAGCAGGATTTATTGCGCAATGTGGACATGAATCAGGCGGCTTTAGAGTGCTCACAGAAAACCTAAACTATAGTGCAAAAGCACTTAACACTATATTCCCAAAATATTTCAAAAAAGCAGGAAGAGACGCAAATGAATATCATAGACAGCCTGAAAAGATTGCAAACGTCATTTATGCGAACCGTATGGACAACGGAGACACAGAAAGCGGTGATGGCTGGAAGTTCCGCGGAGGCGGCCTTATTCAGCTTACTGGACGATACAACTATACAGAGTTCGCCGAAGATGTAGATATGACAGTTGACGAAGCAGTTGATTATGTGCGTACCAAAAAAGGTGCGTTGGATAGTGCTTGCTGGTTCTGGGATGAAAACAATCTAAATAAACTATGTGATGCACTTGACATCGTTAGAATGACAAAGCGTATTAACGGTGGTACTATTGGACTAGAAGATCGCAAAAAGCATTGGGAACATGCTATGGATGTACTAGGCGGCGATATGGAAATAGAACCAGAAGAAGAAAAAGAATTAGACTTGAATCAAACTATCAAGCAGGGTTCACGTGGTCCATTGGTCAAAGAAGTACAAGAGCATTTGGGCATTGAACCAGCAGATGGTATTTTTGGCCCAGGCACTGCCCGTCTTGTTAAAGAATGGCAAACAGCTAACGGTTTAACAGCAGATGGTATTGTAGGACCTAAAACGCTGGGAAAATTGTTAGGGTAGGTGGTAAGGGTATGGGTTTAAAACTTGCTGGATTGATGTTTTTACTAATGCTTGCTATGGGCGGCATAGGTTATTGGTATTACAATGACACACAAGCTCGTATGGCAATCCTGCAAGAAAATAATGCTAAACTTGAAATAGCAGTTGCCACAAATGAAGCAGCACTAGAAAGTTTACAAGCAGACTATGCTAGTGCTCAACAACAACTAACTACCCTTAACGAACAATATACTGCAATACGTAGACAAAATCAAGAACTAGCAAACAAACTAGAACGAATAGATTTAACAGCAGCAGCCATAGCAAATGCAGAAGGCATTGAACGTGCAGTCAATCGAGGCACTGTAAATGCTGGTAGATGTTTTGAACTGCTATCTGGTGCAGCACTAACAGAAGAAGAAAGGAACGCTGAAAATGGCATCGCTTTTAACAAAGAGTGTCCTTGGCTTTACGATGATTATAAGTCTCGCGGCCTGCTCGACCCAGCCCCAGCAGATTGAGATTAGTGCAAAACCCATTGATAAGCCTACATTGACACTACCCCCTGTAGACGAGCTTAATATGCGCAAAGTCGAATGGATTGTAATCAATGAAGCAAACTTAGAACAAGTTATTGCTGATTTACAATCACAAGGCAAAGTACTTGCTGTATATGCACTAACAGGCGAAGGTTATGGAAATTTAAGTTTAAACTTTAGTGACATAAGAGCATTGGTGCAACAACAACAAGCAATAATAGCAGCTTATGAAGGATATTATCAAAAAGCCGAAGAGGCAATGGATAATGCTGTAACAAACGAATAAATACACATATAATAGGAGGGCTATTATGTGGGACATGATACAAAACATGGCGAGTGATCGCACATGGATTTACACAAGCATAGCAGGCAGTATTGCCGGTGCTATGGTATTAGCATATTTAAGCACAACAAGATTAGGATTATGGGGCTACGCTAAGTTTGACTTGGCTGTAGACTATCTTGTTGAGCGTTGGGGCCTAACATGGCTAGAACAGCCTGAAGACGCATGGCGAAAAAAGTATCCAAAAATCACAGCAAAGATTGACTCAATCGAAGCTAGGTTAGAAAAAATAGAGGGCAAATCAAATGATAACGGAGATGAACTTTAAGGAGCGTAGTCTCCTTTTTGCTAGACTTGCAAGTATAGCATACAACGATGATGTAGAACAAGTTAAAAAAGATGTAAAAAAACTTGGATTTACAACTGTTGAATTTTACAACAGAGATGGAGCACAAGCATATCGTTTTATGAATAAAACAGATTTGGTTATTGCATGTCGTGGAACACAACCAACAGAATTCAATGATATCAAAGCAGACTTGAATGCTGTACCTGTTGTTGCAGAAACAGTTAGCAGAGTACACAAAGGATTCAAAGCAGAAGTTGATGAACTTTGGCCAATGGTATTAGAAGATATCAATCGCAAGGCAAACGAAGGGAAAAAACTTTGGTTCTGTGGACACAGCTTAGGAGCAGCAATGGCAACTATTATGGCCAGCAGATGTCACCTTTACGAAGATATTGATCCTGTGCAAGAACTTTATACATATGGATCTCCTCGTGTCGGATGGAAAAAATATTGTAATAGTTTATGTGTAACACATCATCGTTGGGTAAACAACAATGACATAGTAACTCGTGTTCCGTTGGCAATAATGGGATACAAGCACCATGGAACAGAACATTATATGAATGCTTATGGTAAATACCGTAAGTTAACAACATGGCAACGAATAAAAGATCGCTGGCGTGGAATGTGGATGGGCATTAAACAGGGCAAGATCGACAACTTTGGAGATCATTCTATGACAGAATATATTGCTAACTTAGAAAATATGGAGGGCTAATATGCCAAGAAAATCACCAGATCAACTTAAGAGCGGAGGCGGTGCACCAGCACCTGCATCAAAAGTAGAAGTAAAATACGAAGAAATAGAGGAAACAACTTCTCCAGCGCCTGCACCAGCGCCTAGATCTCCAGCACCTGCTCCTCAACCTACAAGTCAGTATCATCCTGCAGACTTAAACGGCGACGGGGTTATTGATGCAGAAGAAAGACAAATGGAACTTGAGTTTAGACGCAAGGCACTTGAAGATCAAGATGCTATGCGTGATGCACAGCGTAGAATGGCTTGGTTTGCACTAGGTGGAATGCTACTATATCCATTTGCAGTTGTACTAGCAGTGTTCCTAGCATTGGATCAAGCAGCAGATGTGCTTGGATCAATGGCTGCTACATATTTTGTGTCGGTGGCTGCTATTGTTGCTGCATTCTTTGGTGGACAAGCATACACTCAATCAAGTTCAGCAAAAAAACGGTAAGCACTAACTAAGTAATAGTATGGACTATTACAGCAGGTTGGGCGTAAATAAACAAGCATCGCCAGATGAAATCAAAAAAGCATACAAAAAACTGGCGATGCAACATCACCCAGATCGTGGTGGCAATCAGCAAACTTTCCAAGAAATAAACGAAGCATACGATACACTAAAAGATCCTGTTAAAAGACAGCAGTATGATCAACCACAACCTCAGTTTAACCAACATCCTAATGGATTTGAAGACATTTTTGCAAATATGTTTGGCGCAAGGAGACAAGCAAAAAATGCAGATGTAAAAGTACGAATAACTATCAGTTTAGAAGAAGTTATGACTGGTAAAGATGTTATAGCATCTTATAATCTGAGGAATGGTCAACAAACTGATGCAAGTATTAGAATCCATCCAGGTGTTCATGACGGAGAAGTAATACGTTATAGAGGGTTAGGAGATAATACATTTTATCAACTACCTAGAGGAGACTTGTTGGTGCAAGTGAGAGTTTTGGCTCATAGGAGATTTACTAGAGACGGACCGCACCTGTATACTAACATTGATGTTAATATTTTTGATTTAATCTTAGGAACAGAAATGATTATAGATAAATTGACAAGAGGTCCAATAAATGTTAAAATACCTAAAGGAACGGATCCAGGAACTGTATTAAGTATAGCAGGATACGGATTTCCTGACATGCAAAGAGGAAGACCAGGAAATCTTTATGTAAAAATCAAAGCAAAAACTCCAAAAATAAACGATGAGCGTATTATAGAAAAGGTTAAAATTTTAAATGATGAAATTAATAGTAGCACCTAATATTACACTTGAAACACCAGTAGAAAAGTTTCCAACTGATATTATGCATCCAGCACCTGTTGCACTTGATATGATAGATGTAATGGTTAAAGAAAATGGAATAGGATTAAGTGCTAATCAAGTAGGATTCCCTTATCAAATATTTGTTATGAAAACCACATATAACACAAAATATGGAAGTCCGATGGTTGTGATTAATCCTATTATCAGAGGCTTGAGCGAAGAAAAAGAATACGATAAAGAAGGATGTCTAAGTCATCCAGGACTTTTTTTACAAGTTAAAAGACCTATTAGTATTATGGTTGATTTTTTGACATTGACAAGTGATATGAAAAATGTTATAACTGTAAATGAGAAATATGACGGTATTGATGCAAGAATATTTTTGCACGAATATGATCATTTACACGGCATTCAGTTTATTGATAGAGTTTCAAGACTTAAATACAATATGGCTGAAAAAAGAAGAGTTAAAAGGATAAAGAATGGTAGAACCTAGTCAAGAGTTACAAGCGGTTTTTGATAAAGCAGTAAATGATGCAAAAAGACTGTCACACGAGTATGTCACGTTGGAACATCTTTTGTTTGCAATGTTGTGTGAAAGTAACTTTGAAAAACTTCTAGATGATTTTGGCACAGATATATCTGTGATGAAAAAAGTTTTAGAAAATTACCTAACAGAAAAGTGCGACGATATTAAAACTGAAGAAAAAAAATATAAACCTAAAAAAACACAAGCAGTTGAACGTTGTTTAAATAGAGCTTTTGCTCAAGTCTTGTTTCAAGGACGAAACGAAATTGATACTCCTGATGTTTTTATTAGTATTTTGGCCGAAAAACGTTCATATGCTTATTTTGTTACACAACAAAACAATATTAACAAAGATGCATTTAACAAATACATGCAATCAATATTAGAGGATGTTTTAGGCGAGTTAGACGATGAACCTGAAAACATGGGTACTGCAAATAAAGCTCTTAGGGCATTTACATCAGATTTGAACGAACAAGTAAAGCAAGGTAAGATTGATCCTGTTATTGGCAGAACTGAAGAAATAGAACAAGTAGCACTCGCATTAGCAAGACGCACTAAAAGCAATGTATTAATGGTAGGGGATCCTGGTGTTGGTAAAACTGCTATTGCAGAAGGCCTCGCATGGAAAATAGTTAACAATGCTGTACCAGAGTTTCTCAAAGAATATAATGTTTATGCACTAGATATTGGTTCTATGCTTGCAGGTTCAAAATACCGTGGCGACTTTGAAGAACGTTTTAAAATGGTACTTTCTGCATTGCAGAAAAAAGGCAAAACTATTATGTTTATTGACGAAGCTCACATGATTAGTGGTGCAGGAGCAGGTGGACAAAACAGTGCAAATGATCTTGCCAACATGCTGAAACCTGCACTTGCTAAAGGTAACATTAAAGTTGTTGCATCAACTACATGGGAAGAATATAGGAAATTCTTTGAAAAAGATAGAGCACTAATGCGTAGATTCCAACGTGTTAGTATTGACGAACCGTCTCCAGAAACAACTATAGAAATTCTAAACGGTATTAAACAATATTACGAAGATTATCATGATACAAAAATCACACAAAAAGCCATCGAAGAAGCAGTTAAACTTAGTGTAAAATATCAAGCTGATAAAAAACTTCCCGATAAGGCTATTGATTTGCTTGATGTTGCTTGTGCAAGATATAAGGTTAGAGATATTACCGAAAATAAAATAGTAACCGAAAAAGAAATCATGTACGAACTAGCCAAAATGGTTAAGATTCCTGAAGAAACAGTAGCAGAAAGAGAAACTGAAAGTTTAGCTCATTTAGAAGACAACATGAAGAAAAGTGTGTTTGGTCAAGACGAAGCCATTCAAAATATTGTTGATAAAATACTTGTTGCACAGGCAGGACTTAAACCTGAAAATAAACCTATTGGCAGCTTTGTGTTTATGGGTCCAACTGGTACTGGTAAAACAGAAACAGCAAAACAACTTGCAAAACATCTTGGTGTAGAACTTGTACGGTTTGATATGAGCGAATATCAAGAAAAGCACAGTGTTGCTAAGTTTATTGGTGCACCTCCAGGCTATGTTGGCTTTGAAGATGATGCAGGACAACTTATTATTAAGTTGCAAGAAAATCCAAACTGTGTCTTATTGTTGGATGAGATAGAAAAGGCACATCCTGATGTGAGTAATGTATTATTACAACTGATGGATAATGGTATGATTACTGGATCAAATGGTAAAGAAGCAGACGCAAGAAATATTGTTTTAATTCTTACTACTAACTTAGGTGCAAAAGAAGCCGAAACAAACGCTATTGGATTTGGCGACACAATGGAAAAAGATTATGAAGATACAAGTTTAAAGAAATACTTTTCTCCAGAGTTTAGAAACAGATTAGATGGTACTATAACATTTGCAAAACTTGGTAAACCTGTTATGATGAAGATTGTTGGTAAGTTCCTTGCAGAACTACGTGATCAAGTAAAACAAAAAAATGTAAAAATTGAAATCAGTGACGAAGCTCTTGATTGGTTAGTAGACAAAGGATTTAATCCTAAAATGGGTGCAAGACCTTTACAACGTGTTATTGATGAAAAAATTAAAAGACAACTTTCTAGACAGTTATTATTTGGCGATTTAAAAAATGGCGGCAAGATACGTATTGATGTAGTTGACGACGAAATAAAAATTGAAAATCTTAATAAGGAAGTAGAAAATGCCTGAAACAAAGAAACTGCATTATAATAAGTTTCTTTATAAAATGCAGTTTCGTAATGCGTTAGCAGGAATATTTAGAACAGAATGGCAGCGTAAAGGTAATCTTAGTTACGCTGCCTTAAAACTTAGTGAATACAAATACGCTCTTAAAAATCATTCTGTATTATATAAAAATAGATGGGGAACAAAAGAAGAAGTTCCACTTTCGCATTATCGAGATGCACAAAAACTTTACAGGATATTAAGACATCAATCTAACTATATGATACGTTGCGAGTATAATACAGTAAACCTATATTCAAACGATTTAGATTTTTTAGAAAATATTAACAAAAAAATATCTGTTGATACTATTATCTGGAAACCCGATACAAATAATATTAACTTTTTATTAGAAAATAAAAATGTTATAATAGTTGACAATGAACCTGAGTTTATGTACAAAGTAAGTTTTGGACGGAAAAGTGGAAAAAAAGAACTAGCTAAATGGATTGCAAACAATAGAGATAAAGTTGTTTGTGGACCTAGATTGTATGAAAGTTTACAAAATGAAAATAGATATATTCAAAGTCAATATATATATGCTAAAGACGAAAAAGTAGTTTTGTTATTACAAATGATTGTAGGTGATAATATTACCCGTATCGATAAACTTGTTTCAAAACAAAACATAGATAAATAGTTATAATAATATTACGAGGAAAATCTATGGAACATTTTGTTAGAGTTGTGATGGAAAAGACTTCTATAAATGAATCACTTATAGAAAGTGTTTTTGATACACACGAAATATATGAAACAGAGCAAGAAGCAACTGTAATACAAATCCCCCTTACAAGACATCTAGAAGAAGCAGAAGCAGATGAATATGCTCAAAAACTTGCTAGTATGATGTTTGAAGCAGGATATGAAGATTTTGATATTGAAATTTCAACAGATGCAGATATTCCGGAAGACGAAGTTACTTACGACGACGATGATGACTTTTACGAAGACTATGGTGACATGTGGTTTAATACTGATTACGTAGACGAAGCAGAGTACCAAGGTCGCAAAGTTCCACTAGGTAAACCAATGGCTGGAGACACAAAAAAGTTTAAGGTTTATGTTAAAAATCCAAAAGGCAATGTAGTTAAAGTCAACTTTGGACAAAAAGGTGTAAAAATTAAAAAAGGAAATCCTGCAAGACGTAGAAGTTTCCGTGCAAGACATAACTGTGCAAATCCAGGCCCTAGACACAAGGCGAGATATTGGTCTTGCAGAAAGTGGTAAAATGAAAATTGAAGATTTAAACTTAAAAATAGGTGATAAACTTCCTTACAATGTTGTTGAAGATTTGGTTGTCTTTATGAAAAACGATCAAGACTTTTACCGTAAAGAAGTATTTCCCAAACTAAGTGGTGTGCAGGAAGCTGTGCTTTCTGGAGGTAAGTTTAACAAAAAAGAATTACTGCCAATGGTAGACCACGCTATTCAAAAATATATACAAAAGTTTGACATACCTAAAAGACCTACAGATCTTTTGACTAGAGAAGAAAAAATGGAAGCTATTGGTATACTGCTAAAAAATGAAGCAGATTCTTTTCGTAATAAGGAATACTGATGCGTTTCAATGAGTTCCGTACTATAGTAGAAAATAAACAACTAGGAAGAGCTTTTAATCATTTAGAAGACTTGGTATTTTTTCACGGAACCGCAGGTGCTATTGAAGCTATAGATCATTTACGTGAACTTGCTACAGAACAAGGCAGTCAAACTATTCGAATGAAATGGGATGGCAATCCACAAATTTATTGGGGCAGAGAAACCCCAGGTGGGCCGTTGATACTTGGCGGACATAATCAATGGTCTAGAGGAGTGTTAGGTGATAGCCCTAATGCAATACAAGATTTTATTGTAAATCAAAGTGGCAATCCTAAAACTCCTGAAGAAAAAAAACAACGTGTAGAGTTTGCAAAAACTTTTGCAGGAATGTATAAGGATTTTGATCTTGCAACACCAAAAGACTTTCAAGGGTTTGTTTATGGTGATGGATTATTTTTATCACCACCTGAGTTAAAAGATGGGGTGTATACATTTTGTCCAAATACTAAATCTCAAACGTGTTATCATGTTCGTGCTGAGAGCGAGTTAGGAAAGCGTATAGCAGCAGCAAAAATAATGGTTGTTGGACATGCTGAGTTTCCTCAATGGGGCATGCCAGATAATGCACAAAAACCAAAAAATGATTTTAGTGAGTTTAGTGGTAATCCAAATGTTATAGTATTAGGGCCAGTATATAACCAAAAACCTGTTAAAGTAGATTTAAAAACTCTAGACACAGTTACTAGATTTGCTAAAGCAAATAATAAGATAATAGATGGGTTTTTAGCTACTACTAAAGGTTTAGGAGATTTGAAAAATATCATATACACTTATGTTAATCAGACTGCTAAACTTAAAAATCTAGATAATCTCGGTATTGAAAACTTTTTTACATGGTTAGGAAATAGTAAAGTAAGTAAACCTAAACAAGCAAAAATAGCAGAGCTAAATACAAAGTACAATAATGCATTAGACGCAATCTTTACACTTGTAAAGCAGATTCAAAATGCAAAAGACAATATTATAGATCAAGTAGAAGGCGAGCAAGGAGATATCTGGGATACTAACGGAGAAGGCAGAGTTCGTTACGCAGACAAAACTAAGAAGTTTGGTAATGTCAAACTTGTTCCAAGAAAAAGGTGGACACCGGGCTAATGTTATTAAGAGAGTTATTTGAAGCAGGCGAAAGCATAGGTATTATTTTTGGTAGATTTAATCCTCCTCACCAAGGACATAAAGCGGCATGGGAAGAAGCCGCTAAAAATACTCATTGGTATGTAGGCACTAATCAAAGTACACAAGGTCCAAAAGATCCACTTCCATTTGAAATCAAAATACAAGCAATGCAAACTATTTGGCCTAATATTAAAGGACATATCATACCAGAACAAACATGGTGGAGTCTTGCAGCAGCAGTATATAAAAAGCATGGCGAAATAGATTTAAAAGTTATCACAGATGAAACAGATGCAAAAGTGTTTGTGCCAGGCTTGCAAAAACAAAACGGTGTTGAAGGTCGTCACGGTTTTTACAAATTCAGCAGTATTGAATGGCAACCAGCACCTCGTGTATCAAGTGCTACAGAACTAAGAGCAGCAGTTGCAAATGATGATCCTAAAGCATTTGCAAAAGCAGCAGGCGTACCTGCAGATACAAAAGTTGCAGGTAAACCATTCTTCGATCTAGTAAAATATTATCTTGGACAACAAACTAACGAAGGTGCTATGAAGCGTATTGCTACATCACAATCAAACAAAGTTGATAGAACTGCAAGCAGCAACAAGTTACAACCAGGTTTAGACACCTTTAAAAAGAAGCCAGACTCAAAAAAAAAGATAAGTGAAGGATTCAAACTTCAACTAGAACGTGGTAAAGACATGGACGTTCTACATATTGTAAATACCGACACAGGCGGACGAACAGAAGTGCGTGGCAAAAAAGGCTACGAAAGTGGCAACTATGATGCAAATGATCAACTACATCAACTTTTAGATAGGTTAGGAAAAAGTGTTGACATTTCTCAGTTGATGAATGGTGAACCAGTAGGTATTAATCCTAAACACCCACACGGTGCTAAAGCAAAAGCAGCAACAGATGTTGCATATAATGAAAGTACAGACCTAAATAGTCTTAGAAAATTTGTAAAGTCTCAACGAGAAGCACCCGATCAAGTTCTTTATCAAATGATGATGGCTCCAGATACTTATGGACATTCAGCATCAAACTTTGTAAGAAGTTGGTATGAGAAAACAAAAGAAGAAAATGGTTTAAATGATGTAGATTCAGCGTTAGAAATAATGGTTGATAAACTTGGATTGAATGAAAACTTTGCTGACGGTAAGAAGAAAGGCAAAAGTCGTCCAGGGCGTGTAAAACGTGCTGGTGCTAGTTGTAACGGTAGTGTTACAGCATTACGTAAAAGAGCAAAAAACAGCTCAGGTGAAAAAGCGAGGATGTATCACTGGTGCGCAAACATGAAGAGTGGACGCAAGAAGAAGTAAGCCACTACGTCAGAATAATAAAAGAACACGAAAAACGTCGAGCTAGTGCCAACGAACGGCAAGAATATTGGGAAAATTATTATAAAAATAAAAATACAGATCCTGAAACAGGATTTGATATGAATCAATTTTAAATGCAATATGTTAGATGGCCAAAAAACAATTTCGGAGACAACTTAAACGATATAATTTTTAATCGTTTAGGAGTAACGAACAAGGTTGCATTTAAAAAGACAAACTTACAAAACCTTCCACCTAATACATACCTTGGATTAGGTACATTACTTACTAATAAACTTAGATCAAAAACAACTGTATGCGGTTCTGGTGTGGACGGTAACAGTGTTCCAAGCGTACCACAGGATTATTTGTTTGTACGTGGTAAGTTATCGGCCCAAAAACTCGGAATATCTCAGGATTATGCACTAGGCGACACAGCATATTTCTTAACTGAGTTTATTCAATCACTAGCAGCAGATAAAAAGACACGCAAAATAGGTGTAATACCTCATTGGCAAACTAATTATACTGGTGCTGATGCTATTCCGGTTACACTTCCTGTAGACGAATTTATATATCGTGTAAGCGAGTGCGAATATATACATGCCGAAGCAATGCATGGAGCAATATGCGCTGACATACTACGCATACCGTTTACTCCTGTAGTGTTAGGACGTAACTTTAACCATACAAAATGGTTAGACTGGGCAAGTGTACTAGAAATACCTTTAGAATTTAATTCACGTCATTGTTGTATGAGTAGTGATAAGAAACTTATTGAGACTTCAGAAAATATAATAAATACATTAACAAGATATTTTGGAAAAAAACATGAAAATGCATGAAATATTAAAAGAAATGAGCGCAAGTAATGTAGCATCAGTAGCAATGTCAGTTGGTCCTACACTAAGCAGACAAATGAAAAACCCAGACGGTACAGTGAAAAATGCACAAGATATCGATGCTAACTTACTGGGCAGTAAAAAGAAAGCAAAGAAGCGCAAAAAGGCATAAATACTGTATAATGCATTACACGGAGTAACTCATGAGAGAAAAAGAATTCAAAGAAGGTTTAGGTGATCTAGCTCATCGTGAAGAAATGGACCATGAAGTACAAATGGCCCGTGCAGACCTATATAAAATGGCAAAATATTCAATCAAACTACACGACATGTTAAAAAACATCAGCGAAGCAGAAGGTATTGAAGGTTGGCAACA